AGTGCAATATTGAGAACTGGTGCTAATGAACCACCATCACTGTTAGCAGGGTATCGTTGTGGTGACACATCTTTAATACCTACAACACGAATATGTAGACCAGACTCAATCATCTCGTCAAGCATATCCTTAACGTTTTGACCTAGTTCTTTGTATTCATCATGACTCTTAAAATTGTCATCAAACTCGAAAATGTCACCTACTAAAAAACCACCGCGTTCGAACCTTTTCATATAGGATTCGAGTAGTGGAATAAATTTCTTTTGCTTAGCCATAACATTATTTATGCCGCTTTGTTAACATTTACAGCGAAAGTTATGAAATTAAATAATTTGCTTTCAAAGGTGTTGTATTGATTAAATATACTTGTGATTGAGTTAGATATACTAGAACAGTCTAAAGCGGAGCAGAGATCTCTAGAGAGAGGATATCTATATAAGGATATTAAACTAGATCTTGAATTCTCTAGATATGTAAGGGATGAGTTATATTCAATAGCTGAACCAAAGGATTTGGCTGAGTTACAAGACGCTCAGTCAGTCTTTAATGCTGTTCAGAATATTATGACAACAGCCCCGGGAGAGAAGTTACTAAATCCAACGTTTGGGCTAGACTTGAGGGGTTACTTGTTTGAGCCAATTAACACTACAACGTCGTTTTTTATTGCCTCTCAAGTATACAATAATCTAGGTGTACAGGAGCCACGTATAGAATTAGAGGGTGTCTCAGTTACTGGTGAGCCTGATGAGGCAGAGTATTATATTGACATCCTGTTTTCAGTACCATCACTAGATATATACAACCTTAACCTAAAGGCGACTTTGAACCGCGACGGATACGTAACGATTTAAGCTATTAATAGTGATCTACATACATAAATATACATAATACATCGATGAACATAGATAACTTTACAGATTTTAAATTACCAAAAGATGCTTACTTAAGTTTCGATGCAAATTCTCTTAAGGAGCTGATTATTGAAAGATTAAATGAGAATGAAGCATTTACTGATCAGAACTTTGAGGGATCCAACTTTAGCGCTTTTATTGATGTTGTAGCATACATGTATCATGTTTTACTATTCTACCTAAACACAACATCAAACGAGAGTACATTTACAACAGCTACTATATATGAAAATATGAGTAAGCTTGTGTCAAACATCGGTTACAAACCTCTCGGTGATCAGACATCAATATTAGACGTGAGCTTACAGGCTCAGAACTTGGATTCAGGGGTGTATGTTCTGCCGAAGTTCTCATTTGTTAATCTTGGAGCGGCTGGTTATTATACCCTCGAAGATATTACCTTTGAAAAGGTTGAATCTACTGTTCTAGAGGACTTAGAGGTTAACTACAGTATACTGCATCAAGGATCGCTTAAAGAGGCGTTGTTTACGGCTGCTGGTGAGGGTTACGAGACTATTACACTAATTGATAGCTATACATCACCACAGGTAAAGAAGACAGCAAAGAATATCTCTGATGAACAATTTATAGCTGATAACACCTTTAATGTTTATGTTAAATCCAATGTTACAGGTAACTGGGCACAATGGACAGAAACAGCATCACTGTTTTTAGAAGCACCAAGTAATACTTGTTATGAAAAGAGACTAAATCATGATGGTAATTATGAATTTAAGTTCGGTGATAATAACAACGGCTTTGCGTTAAGAGAAGGTGATACTGTTGCTGTATTTTATATAGTGTCAGACAACGAATCAGGGCTAGTTGGTAATGGATCAACTAACGGATCAAACTTCAATCTGTTTAATACGGCAGTGTTTACTGAGATAAAGGAACAACTGTATGTTGATGTTAATACAATTGTACCGGCAACACTACCAACTATTACGGTAAACAATGAATATGCTTCAACACCTATTAAGTTAGCTGAGTCAGTTGAAGATATAAGAAATAACGTATCAAAGATATTTGCTTCACAGGATAGGTTAGTTAGCAAGACCGACTATGAGGCACATGTAGATAGAAACTTCGGAACTATAACAAGACCTGTTAAAGTTTTATCCAACGAAGATTACACATCGCAGGTGTTATTTTACTTTAACAACATTGGTGTGAAACGTGGTATAGACGATGCACGTACGTTACTGTCACAGGTTAATTTTTCAACGTCAACAAACTTTAACAATATTTATATATACACTGTACGTACTAATCAACCGGTTATTGATGAGCGTATTCCTCACTACCTAAACGAAGGTCAGAAAAAGCTAATTGCTGAATACTGTAAGAAAAAGAAAGATATAACACATAACGTAGTTATATCTGATCCAATCTTTAAAGCGTTTAGTTTCGGTGTTGGTGAGGTTACCGAGAGCAATACTATTGATAATATCGTCAATGACACAATGTTACGTGTTACTGTTGATAGGAATGTTTCGATTAGTGATGCTGCAATTCGTAGCGGTATTGCAAAGGTAATTAAAAATGAATTTACTTCAGCTGAGCTAGGCAGTATTGTTGATACATCACAGATTACAAAGGATATATTAAACATTGACGGTATAGTTGGTCTCGAGACTGTTAACGGTAATAATGTAACACCAAATTTAAGCTTCGTAGTATGGAACCCAAATTATAGATATATTGATAATGCAATTCTTGCAAGAGACTATCAATTAAAAGATTTTGAGTATGCATATTTCTACAAAGTATCAGATGTTGCAGATAAAGTTACCATACGTAGGGTCTAATATTAAATAATCGTATGGCCCAGGGTGATTCATCAAACGATACTGAATTTCAGTATACCTTTTACTACACAGTAGCAGGTGCTACTGGTCAAGAGACATTGAGCAGTTATGCAATGTCTATTTCACCACTATATTTTAAGCCTACTATTGGTGATGAGTGGTTGGATATTCTTTCTGATAAGCGAATTGTTTGGGATTTCGGTGATGGTACAAAAATGGAGGCCTTGACAGGTGTCCACGCGTATGAGAAGCCTGGTCAATATAGAGTTCGTAGTTATCTTTATGATAGGGACGGTAACGGTTACTATAATACGTTCTCTGTTACGATTGATGTGTTTGATTTTATTCAAGACCGAATACTACTTGATATAGATAAAAATACATGTGATATTAACCATTTAACTGGTGAAGTTAAAAATCCTATTAATGTTACACAATATAATTCATATAGATCGTTTGATAAAAATGGTAGACCACCTTCAGTTGTAACATATATTGATTCACAGAGTTTTACGAGGGATTACGACCTGTTTGGTAGCGGTTTAATAAACAAAACTTACGGGCATCTTATACCATCGTATACTATGCTACAAACAATTAATGATATAGAGAATGTACCGATAAGTGCTGTGCAGGTTGTTGAGTATGATAACATTTACGCATACGCCTCCGGTGGTCAATTATTTACATCACCAGTTGAAGTAGAGAACTCAACCTTTGCTGGTGTATCTAGCACAAACCAGGTTTACTTTAGAAGTGATATACCAGGTGTATACAATATGTCTTTTGGCTTTGAAGGAGGTTCTGTATTTGACTTTACAAATACAACAACATACGGTATTTCAGCGAAGATATGTGAGAATCTCGCGCATGAGAGTCTCAGTGTAACATCTAATGGTATTGACGGTGAGGGTATTGCGGTTGATACATTTAATATCGCTCCAGTCAAGTTTGCATGTACGAGTATACCGTTTGTAGTTAAGATAAAGGATGACGAGGGGTTTGCTCAGAAGAGTCTACCTGTTATGGAGCTGGAGCCGTTACCAGGAAGTGCCCACTTACCTCTAGAGGTAACATTAACTGATGGTACAACAACATATGATGCTACCTTTAGTTCAGACTTTAATAGTATCTCTGGTGATCTTGTACCAGGTTATTTTGCTGGATACTCTGGTGGATTCTTTAAGGGGTATTTAAGTGTAGATACAGATACTGTTATTAAGGATGTATATGTACGCGTTACTACAGTATACGATGGTGATACATTAGTTGGAACAAGTAGCAAGTTTACCATTTACCCAAAAGACCATTATGTTGTAGCAAAGCATGGCGAAGACATTGATTTTACAGATGTGTTTAAGGATGTTGCAATACAGCCGTTATTTACAGATAGTAGAATGCTCATTAATGAGTTTATAGGTAGTATATTCGGTAATATTGAGTCAGCGCAAGATTCAATAGGTAAAAGAACATACGAAAAGATACAAAACTTCACTGATAACAACTCGGTTATCGATTATGCAAACATTGATCAGTTGGCAGGTATATTAAAATCTGTAGACCTCCCGAGGATAAACAGATATTCAACACCACCTAAAGTTAAGAGACTTTTGGACTTACTATCAATAAGTCAGACAAGATTATTTGGTGATGTTAATCAGAATAGAGATGACTTTAACTCGTTTGGTTATAGTGATAATAGTAACTACGGTGCAGATAGGTGTGACCCCATACCAAAAGATGGTGTGTTATTTGCTGGGTTCGATATTGTTGCATTTGAGAAGTTTAGTGGTAAGTGGACTACACTAAACACCATGCTTCCGCTTTGTGCTAGTAGTGCACCGCCGTTGTTTAATATAAAGCTTGATCCAACATCAGATATTTCATCGTGTATCTCCACACTTTCATGTAGTAGTATACAGACAGAGTCACTATCCGCAATTAAAATAGAATCTGGCTACTTCTCAATATGTATTGAAGGAACACTAACATCAAATAACAGCTTATTATTTAGTACGAGTTACTATAACTTAAGTGATTACAATGCTAGCTGGGGTTGGCCGTTAACACTTGACGGTGACGGTACATTGTTTGATGTTTATGAGTTTTACTATAAGACAACTTACGAGAAAACAGATATTGAAGGCTCAGTTATTAATTTTAAGGATAAGAACACCACTATTGATAGTGATTATACGTATACTGAATGGTCGAAGGAGAATGGTGTTATGTCAAACATCTTTGCAAATGCTCTTTACGATGGTTTAGATTTATTTGAGTGTGAAGAACAATAACATAGTTAATAAATAATAATATGCCTGGCTCACTTCCCATACCTGACCCGATCAGCAACCCACTCGTTTGTACGACGTCAACCGCGCCTGCATCAGTTACAGTCAGTAAAACAGACATATCAACGGGACCGTACTCTGAGGGAGATACTATAACATATCAGGTCGCTGTTACTAATAACAGTACAACAGATCTATCAAACGCGACACTTTTTGAATCTTTAACACCGATAACTATAACTAGTGACCCATTAGGTTTACTAACTGGTGGTGTTTGCATTAACGCAGGATTTACTTCTCTTATTACCTATGATTACGTTGTTAAAGGTGCAGATTATACTGCTGGTGGTATTACAAACACCGCTACACTTACCTCACCAAGTATAAGTGAGCAGGCTTCATACTTTATTAATATTAATAATTCAGGTGTTATGAATATCGCTAAGAGTGTAACGTCAAATACAATCTATACCCTAGGTAGCACCATATCATATCGAGTAGATGTTTCAAACAGTGGTGGATCTAACGTAGACAATATTAAGGTTAGTGATATTCTTTCACCAATAACAGTTACAAGTGATTTATCCGGTATATTAGGTCAAGGTAGAACATTTACACCAGGTGCTGCGGCGACGGTTGAGTATAATTATATAGTGACAGCGTCTGATGTATTAAATGGTAATGTAAGTAACCAAGCGTCTATTACCGTACAAACTGGTGGTAATTTACCGTTTACGATTACTGACGAGACGGTGACACCGCTTGTCCCACCAGGTGAGTTTGCAGTCACCAAATCAACAGTAGGTACTGGACCATATGTGGTTGGTGATGAGATTGTTTATGATATATCTATCCTAAACCTCACACCTATTACAATTACTGACGTCTCTATTATTGACGACCTTACACCTATAACATACGTCTCTGGTACAAACGAACTACTCACAGGTAGTATTGATATAGCGCCAGCTGAGAGTTATTTTGTACGATATAAGTATCTAGTGACGCAGGGTGATAACAATAGCACGCTCACTAACACTGCAACCTTAAGTACATCAAACTATGGCACAACAGTAGTAAGTGTAAGTTCTATAATTGATGATAACAGGTGGGAAATTCAGGATACGTTCTGGGAGACTACTAGTACATATGATTGGGAAACATCATATGAAGATTTTAGTTAATTTGCTTGGTAAAATCCACGTCGTGTAATAAATATACATATGGCGGATGAGAACTTAACAGGGTTAAAGATAAAAGATACGTATGAAGGCTTGCTGCATGTTGGTGATGGTGGATTATCCCCTAACGCGTCAACAACAAAGCGTGTATATGATGGTTTCGGTGAAGAGACGGTATTAAACTTATCTATTCTAAATACTGCTGACCCACTATCAGGAATTGCTTCAGTTGATGGTACGCTTGAGGTAGGTGGTGAGTTACATCTTGACGGTCAAATGAGATATGGCTACGGTACACCTGCTACCGGTAAGGTTCTCACGTGTAGTGACGCTACAGGTGAAGTTGTATGGGAGGAACCTACAGGTGGTATAAGTAGTGCTCCTAGTGATAAGGAATACGTCAGTATTTCCGGTACAGGTGGTGCAACAGCTTTATCTCAAAATACAACTGGTGTATATACATATCAGATCAGCGACTTACAAGGAGTAGGTGTTGATAGTAGTAAGATACGTGGACTTTATATTAGATGTAAGGGCAGAGCAAGTGATGGTGGTGCTACTATAAATGCTACGCTACCAGATGACATAAATACATTGCGACCGTTTTTTCAGACTAGTGAGATCAATAATATCGTTGGTCATGATTTTATAGAGTTAATTCGGTTTTTACCTATTAATAAGTACCAACCAAGTTTTAAACTTGATATTATTTCGGATGGAGTAGATTATATAGCGTATGAGATTTTAGGTGCTGAGCAGTTTATTATAGGTGCTGAGAGTGGTACAGGTGATAAGGAGTATGTTGGTCTTACTGGTGGTACTGTAAATCTACAGCAATCCTCAACCACAGCCGAACCTGGCATTAACTATAATGTGGCTGACTTTACTGGTCCAGGTCTAGAAGTAAGTGATATTAGAGGTATATATGTAAGGGTTTATGGTGAATATCTATCAGATAGTGGTGTTACATTTTTTAGCACTATGCCAGATGGTTCTACAGAAGAGATTGCACAGTTTGATGGTCAGACTAGTGCCGGTACCGGTGTTGGTTCAAAGTTAGTATTTATACCTATAAATAAAAATCAATCTAATGTGACTCTATCTACTCTCATCAATAATCAAGGTAGCACACGAACGTGGAGTTGGAATATTTTAGGTGCAGAACAGATTACATCTGGCTCCGGGACTGATATTAATGCACAGTTAAGTATTAGTATGGCTCAGGGTAGACCCGCTACGACAGCTGAGATGGGTACAGCCGCCACAACCGGTTATCAATATGTTGATTTAAATCAACCAGGGTTATTAAATCAGGGAACCAACACCGGTAGGGGTAACATATTAGCACGTGACGGTGTGTTTGACCCAAACGGTGGTCCGATTCTTATACAGGTTGCTTATGCACATCACGGTGATACTACTAATGGCGGTGCAATAGATCAGGCAATTGCTAGGGTCTTTAAAAATAACGTCAATGGAGATCCGACGAAAATTATTGTAGAGTGTTCTAACTCACCAAAAGATGCTAGTGGTAGATTGAATGCATACTTTAATATCACCGCTGTACAGCACGGTGGACCTGGTGGTGGTGTAGGATCTTCACTTATTAAGTATGGTGAAATAGATGCTGGTAACATTGGAGTAGTCGCTCCAAACCCAGTAACAAGAGGGGATTTTACAACCACTGTCATTTCGAATAGCATTGCAGGTGATACTCATGATACTACCTTTGAATGTGTATTTAATACATCACTAGCTAACGATAATTACAGCGTGATGTTTGAAATAATTTCAAAAGGTCCTGATATTAATAAAGATAATAATTTGAAAACACCCGTTGTTTTCAATAAGACAGCGGCCGGCTTTAGGTTTAATGTAGAAGAGGGAGCTGTCAGTAATGTTGGTAACAATCAAATCAACGTACGTGTTGAGTCTACTATACCGGTACCAGCTCAAGGCATTAGTATTAATGAGTTATTTTACCCCACTTTTGCAAAAATGGAGTTAAATTCAGGGTCAGCTAGGTATGGTGTAAGTAAGTGCTCAGGGCAAAGTGTGATAACTTTACCTTCTACATCTGTTGGGGATGCATCCTTAGCTATGAGTGTTGGTACATTTACAGTAGCAGAAGTTAATACATGTATGGCACAAAACGTGAATGGTATCACAAGTGGTACTAACAAGTGCTTAGTCTTCCCTGCAAATGTAAAAGTTAGTTTGGTTTTTTCCGGGTTGATTGATTTTGCAGGCAGTACTACACAACGGCGAGGTGTAGCTTCATTACCATGTTTAATGAATACAACTGGAGCAAACGCTTCACCCTCTGGCGCTTTACCCGGTTATAGTGTATTTACTGGCAGCGTCGCACCACTCTATGTAACACGGAGTCGAGATGGTGATTTTAGCTTTTAATTCAACACAGG